GCAGAATGTATTGCGTAGGTCTAGATCCATCATTAGGTACTGGCGGCGATCCTGCTGCCATACAAATTTTTGAAGCAAACACCACAGAGCAAATAGGTGAGTGGAAACACAACAGAACACCTATTCCAGAGCAAATTCGCATACTTGCGGACATTGTCAAATACATTTATACTATTGTTAAAGACGAAGAATCAGTTTATTATTCTGTAGAAAATAATACCATTGGCGAAGCGGCACTTATATCTATTGAGCAGTTTGGCGAAGAAAATATTAAGGGGTATTTCTTGTCAGATCCTACGAGAGGAGCCGGCAGGTATCGTAAAGGTTTTAATACTAGCCCTAAAAACAAACTTACAGCCTGTGCTAAATTAAAAACACTAATTGAGACAGGTAAAATGAAATTGCGTAGCCGCCCATTGATTTCTGAATTAAAAACATTCGTAGCCAACGGCGTTAGTTATGCGGCAAAACCAGGCTCTACAGACGACTTAGTTATGGCTACATTGCTGGTTACACGCATGATGATATTGCTACAAACTTATCACCCAGAAATGGATACACAAATGCGTGATTTTGGGGAAAGCATTACACCGCCGTTGCCCTTTATTTCAACAATGTATTAAATTAAAAATAGCTAAATAATATACTATGGCACAAAACAACGCTAACCAGAAGCTGAATGACTTATTGATCAGCAAGAATTTTGACCCACAAGCATTAGATAGTATGGGCAAACCTGCCCCATCTCCAGATCAAGCTGATTTATTTTCTTTTGATTACAAAGGCGACTCAGGACAAGACTACGGTACCGTAGTTGTAATGCTTACAGAAGATAACAATTTAAATGTTTACTTTGGCGATAATATTGGTAAGAGTATGGAAGGCGATGATAAAAAGGGTTGGTTTGACTTTTTATATCAATTGCGTATGTTTGCCAAGAGAAATTTATTAAGTTTCTCATTACAAAATTTAAACAAATTAAAATATAGTATGCAAGGTCAAGCCGCAATTAGCGAAGGCTTATTTGAATCTTGGTCTGGCACAAAAACTCAATCATGGAATGGCGCAGAAACTGAAGCTAGACTAATGATTAAACATAAACGAGCTATTGGCGAGAATGATGCTCGCTTCCGTTATGTAGAATCTTTATTTGTAGAGACAGCCGAAGGTGAACGCTATAAATTGCCGTTTACAAAATTATCAGCTGGTCGTGCTATGGTAGAACACGTGCGTCAAGGTGGCAAGCCTTACGATATTCGCGGACAACATATTGCTACTATTGTTGAAGAAATGAATTTATTAAGTCGTTTCCGTCGTGCCAATCAAGGTAAAATCTTTGAAGGTGAAACACAGCACTTAGTAGAACAAGCTACACATTATTACGAAACATTACAAAGTAATCTAAAAAGTTTAAGTACAAAAAATGGTTACGCAAAGTATTTTGAAGGTTGGGATCCAGCCGCATTAAGTGACGAAGATGTTATTATCGAAGATTTGCGTCATATGTTTGTGGAACAAAACATAGATTCACGCATCGAGCAAGCACTACCATTATTGGCAAAATTACAACGGGAACAAAGCATGAAAGAAGCTAACATATTTGAAAATTGGGCAAACCTTATTCTTGAAGGTACTTGGGCAGTTCCGGATACTAAAGAGAAACAAGCTCAACTAGTTAGCTTGCTTAGTCAAGAATTACCAGTAGGTCCTGATGCTACTAATGCTACAGAACTATTATATGACTTGTTAGGCGATGACGAATTGTTTGACCGTTTAGAAGAATTGGCTGAACAAGATGCCAATGCCGACGCTCGTGAAATTATTCTTAATCGTTTAGAGCAATTAAAAAGTAATCCAGCTATAGCACAAGTTATTGGACAATTAAAGAACCCAATCCCAGATTCACAAGAACCAGTTCAAGAGCGCATTAAAGATCCACACACACAAACAGAAGATCCACCAAATACACAGCAACCAGAAGTTACTCCTAATATGCTAGACGAATTAAGTCCAGACACATTAGGTAGCTATGTTAAGCGAGCAAGTTCAGACCGTGCTATGCGTAACTTCGACCAAGGTGTAGACACTGGTTCCACTATGAACGACCGTGAGCCAAAGTTCGACAAACATAACAGCCGCAAAGACGACCAACGCCGTACAGGCATCCATAAAGCAGTAAACCGTTTAGTTAAAGAAAGCGGAATGAGCGAAGCTGACTTGCTTTTACAAGACATTGCTCGCGGTGATGTAGACATTTATAATATCTACGCTAATCCAAAATCTAATGTTGAAAAATTTATTTCAGATCAAATTCACGAAAAGTATGATGACATTGTAGCTGACAAAGGATTACATCCAGATGATGATCTTGAACAAATATTAGCTATTATCCAACGTGATTTAGAAAAAGAATATGGCATCGACGAAGGCGCTATTGGAAAGAGTCTTGGGTTTGCCGCTGGTGAATTACTTGCTCCTGAAATCCCAGGTAGCGGTATGCTTGGCGCAGAAATTGGCGACAAAATTGGCGACAAAGTACACGGATGGTTTCACAAAGATCAAGAAGAAACGGATGAGTCAGTAGGTGGCGGCAATTGGTTAGAAGAAACTGATCGCGATGCTATAGTTCATCAAATGAGTCAAGTTCAAAATCAAATTGAAAAAATTGTTCGCACTGGTGGTCGTGTTGGATTGAATGATCCATTAAGTCAAAAGTTAAAAGCACTTAAAGATAAGTTACATTCTGCCAAAGCAGTTAAAGAAAGTACAGCATTATCTGGACAATATGGACACTCTGGCAAAATGGAAGAGTTCAAAGGTAATGACCCAGATACTATCGCTAGAATCAAAGCGTTAGCTGGCATCAGAGAAAGTGATAGTGAAGTGAAAACTGCCGAAGATAATGGATTAACCGCCATGAAATCTATCAGTTCTATCTTCCTCAGATAAATAAGCAGCAAGAAACAAAACGGCAACATTAGATAGGCAACTTAACCAGTTTAGGTAGTAAACACAGACAGTACTGTGTATAATAAAGACTGTAGGCAACTTTAATCTAGTAATATAGATAGGCATCACATTTTATAACTTTGAAAGGCAACTTAAAATGGCATCATTAGCAGAAATCAGAGCCCGCTTACAAGCGGCAGAAGGCAACAAACAAGGCGGTCAAACACAAGGCGACCAAGCAATTTATCCACACTGGAATATTGCAGAAGGCACAGCAACAACACTACGCTTCCTCCCAGACGGTAATACAAAAAATACATTCTTTTGGCAAGAACGAGCAATGATTCGTTTACCATTTAGTGGTGTCAAGGGGGAATTAGAATCCAAACAAGTACAAGTTCGTGTTCCATGCGTTGAGATGTGGGGCGAGACTTGCCCAATCTTATCAGAAGTGCGTACATGGTTTAAAGATCCAGCGTTGGAAGATATGGGTCGTAAGTATTGGAAAAAGCGTGATTACATTTTCCAAGGCTTTGTTCGTGAGAACCCATTGTCAGATGACAAGGCTCCAGAAAATCCAATTCGCCGTTTCATTATCGGCCCACAAATCTTCACACTTATCAAAGGTGCGTTGATGGATCCAGAGTTGGAAGAATTACCAACAGACTATTTAAAAGGTCTTGACTTCCGTATCTCTAAAGGTAGCAAAGGCGGCTTCGCTGACTATTCAGGCTCTAAGTGGGCTCGTAAAGAATCAGCACTAACAGAAGCTGAACAAGCGGCTATTGAACAATATGGTTTGTTTGATTTATCAACATTCCTTCCAAAGAAACCAACTGATGTTGAGTTGAAAGTTATCAAGGAAATGTTCGAAGCATCAGTAGATGGTCAGAGCTATGATGCTGAGCGGTGGGGTCAATACTATCGTCCAGCAGGAGTAAATGCTCCGGCAGGTACTTCAGCACCAGCGGCCATAGCAGAAGATGCTCCAGTAGCTAAAGCGGCGCCAGCGCCAGTAGCTTCTAGTTTTGATGAAGAAGATGATGTTCCTGTAGCGAGCGCACCTGTATCAACAGCAGCTCCTGCGGCAACTTCAGATAAAGCACAAGACATCCTTGCGATGATCCGTGCTCGTCAAAAAGCGTAAGCATTAAGCCAAAATAATAGCATAAGGGGCAACTCTTATGCTATTATATCTACTATAACAAAAAGGATTAAAGTGGCTCCCGCAACAAATAAATCTCGCGATTTGGCAATTCTTGAAGGTAAGGCAACTTACTTTACAGGACAGCCATGTATCTATGGGCATTTATCGGAAAGATATGTAAAAGGACATCTGTGTATAGAATGTCATCATACTATACATAAAGATAACGATAGAACAAAATATAGAAATAGCGATAATACTCTCTTAATACAGTTTAATCAACGCAGAAATATAGCTAAAAAACATGGGATACCATTTACTATAGACTATGATGAAATTGAACAACCTGAATTTTGTCCAGTACTAGGATTAAAATTAAATTATAAATGGGGCGGAGTTACCGGAAGAAATCGTGATCCAAGTAAAGCAACATTAGATAGAGTAATTCCTGAATTGGGATATGTTAAAGGAAATGTATTTGTTATTAGTTGGAGAGCTAACCGATTAAAAAATAATATGTCTATCGACGAATTAGAAAAGATTTTAAATTATATAAAAGGAATTAAACATGGCTAAGCCGTATGATTTTTCAAAGTTTAGAAAGGATATTACAAAGTCCATCGATGGAATGTCGATTGGATTTAACGATCCTACAGATTGGGTTAGTACTGGCAATTTTGCTTTGAACTATCTCATCTCAGGAGACTTTAACAGAGGAATTCCTTTGGGTAAAGTAACAGTATTCGCAGGTGAATCGGGCGCAGGTAAGAGTTATATCTGTTCTGGTAACATTGTAAAGAACGCACAAGACCAAGGTATTTTCGTAGTATTAATTGATACAGAAAATGCGCTAGATGAAAAATGGTTACACAATCTAGGCGTCGATACAAGTGAAAGCAAATTGCTTAAACTTAACATGGCTATGATTGATGACGTGGCTAAAACAATTTCAACCTTTATGCAAGATTACAAAACATTACCAGACGGCGAGCGTCCAAAGGTATTGTTTGTAGTTGACTCATTGGGTATGTTGTTGACTCCAACTGACGTTAATCAGTTTGAAGCTGGCGATATGAAAGGTGACATGGGTCGTAAACCTAAGGCACTTACAGCGTTAGTTCGTAACTCAGTTAACTTCTTTGGTAGCTTTAACGTTGGTATGGTATGTACTAACCATACATACGCTTCACAAGATATGTTCGATCCAGATGATAAAATCTCAGGCGGACAAGGCTTTATCTACGCATCAAGTATTGTTGTTGCTATGAAGAAAATGAAGCTCAAAGAAGACGAAGACGGTAACAAGATTAGCGATGTTATGGGTATTCGTGCTGGGTGTAAAGTAATGAAAACTCGTTATGCTAAACCTTTTGAAGGAATGCAAATTAAGATTCCTTATGAAACAGGTATGAATCCGTACAGCGGTATGGTGGACTTAGCTGAAAAGCGTGGCTTGCTCAAGAAAGAAGGCAACAGTTTAGTATTCGTATCGTCAGATGGCGAAGTTATTAAACAGTTCCGTAAAAAATGGGAAGCTAATGAAGATGGTTGCTTGGATAAAATCATGGCAGACTTCGGAAAACCAGCAGAAACAGTAAGTACTGATGACACAGTAACGGAGGAATAAGAATGTCAGTAGATTTAGCAAAAGAAATTTATAACGAACTAAAGCGTTTTGTAAACGTAGTGGATCGCGATGAAGCCGCAGAAACATTAGTAGCA